TAATCTAAAATCAATAACATCTTGGATTGCTTCTCCTACTTGTATCCTTTTAGTAAACATACAACCTGTTAAATTTGCGTTAAAAAAGGTTGAACCATTTACTAATGTCTTTATAGCGATATTACTGTTTGTTGAAAAATCAAAAAATGTACTTGAATTTGTTGAAGTTACAAATTGAGTAATATTTCCTGATACAATTCTATCTTCTAAAAAGAATCCATTAGGATACATTGCGTTTGTATTGTTTGTGACTGAAAGACTATTTTGTAAAGTTTCATATCCTTTAAAATTAGTATTATTCTGAACACTTAATGTAGTGTTTACTAGGTTAGGAACATCTGCTCCTCCTATCTCTACATCTAAAACTGGTGTGGTGGGAGTGTATGTTGCACTTGATGATACTACAGAGCCTGGAACTGTGTATGTTGAATTTCCTACCCTTGTTAATTTTTCTCCTTGTCCACTTACGTTTAGAGTTAGAGGTCTTTCTCTTTCAAATACAAAATCGCCTGTTTTTATGTGGCAGTTTTCTATTTTAAAAGCACTCTCAGTACTTACAATATACAAGTCAAAAGTTTTTATTAATTGTTCTCCTGAACTTGTATCGTATTCCGTTAAAAGACTTTTTACTATGGTTTCATCTTTTTCTTCTGTAAGATAAACACCAAACGAAAAATTTGCAGGGTTTGCTTTTGTTATTGTTGTCCCATTAAACATTTTAGTCTGGTCGTGCAAAGTCTTTACTGAGTACGAGTCTTCCGCAAATGTTTGGGAAATCGACACTTCGGGAGTGGTATATATTCTATACCTGCTCCCGCCGTGTACTATGAATACAGAGCTTTCTTTACGAAAGTTGTATACAGTCATGATTAGACTGTGTGATTAGTAGCATAAGTACTATCACTGTGAGAAGTTAATCCCTTATATTTAACAGTCATTTCATCAGCTGCAGTTATATCTGAGCCATGAGCTGCAAATTCAACAGATACTGAAATCAAGTCTGCGACTTCAATAGCTGGAACTTGGAAATGCGCTCTTGGAAGGTCAAATTCTACGACTGGTGTGTCAGAAGAACCTCCTCCCATAAATAAACTCATATCAAAAGAGTTTCTAACTAAGTCAGTTGCTGCAGATAAATCAGCTAGTAATTGGTTTGAACCATTACCTGAACCACTTGAACCTGTAGTGTTTAAGTACATAGTTAAGCTTCCACTAATTTGTCTTGCACCTGAGAAAGAACCAATTGGTTTATCAATAACCCCTAAAGTTTCAGGAGTTACATAAGTGATGTTATTTGCTATAGTTATTGAACCACCTGTGATTGCAATATCATAAGTTTTTGCATCTAGTCCACCACTTGCTGCTCCACTTCCTTGTTCTAAAGTTGAAAGTGTTAGCGTTGATAATTTATTTCTTAAATAGTCTGCATCATCAGGACCAGTAGTATCTACATAATTAAAAGCTTCTGCATTATTAATTGTAGAATTAGCTGAATATGCTCCACCAGTATCTCCTGAGACTGAACTATAAGCTGTATTAGGGTCTTCCATTGGAGTAGTAATTTGGTCAATAGTAGTTGAGTTACCAGACCATGCAATTGTTGCTATTCCATCTATAGAGAAGTCTATTTCTGCTTGGTTTACTTGACATTCATTTAGTCTGTAAGTTGTATTTTCCAAAGCAAAGAAAATTGAGAGTTTTAATAACTCGTGGTGTTCTGACCTTGCAAAACTAACATCTGCATCAGTTGAATCTACTGTTACTGCTGCAGCACTTGTTCCGCTTAGTGCACCACCTGTAATGTCTTTACCTGCAATAGCTGCCCATAGTATGTTTTCAACCATACCCATGTCGTTTTCTGAGCCATTACTATTTGCTCCATGTTTGAAAGGTCTTACATAAGTTGAGAAAGACCATTCTGCAGGAGGTAAAGAGTCATTAAATCTTTTCTGTCCTCTGTTTGGAGTTGCTCCAGCTTCGTTGATTACAACATCAGTTGCATCACTTCCTTGCGAGAAGCTGTAACCATCTAACACACCTACTCTGAAAGTGTTGGCATTTGTGCCATTACCTTTAAATAAGCCAGTTCCTATTCTGCTACCATCTACTGTGGTTGTTCCTGCGATTGTTGCTACTGTTACAACAAGTCCAGTTCCTGAACCTGTAGAATCACTTGCATCACCTTGAGTCAATGTTTCACTTGCTGCAAATCCGCTTCCTCTGAAGTTATTTGGTATGTTTACTCCTGTAACACCACCACCACTTACTGCAGAAACAATAACTTTCGCATTGATTCCACTTCCTGAAGTATCATTTGCATTAAAAGATATAACATCGCCCACCGCATGACCAGAACCCGCAGTAGTAACAGTAACAGTCTTGATGCCGCCTGTAGCGCCTACACCATTTACTGAACTGACATATACCTTGGTATTTCTTGATAGATTAAGTGCCATTTTTATCTCCTATCTACGTTGAAAGGGCTTAGCTAGATATTTATCTGCTTCGCCGTTTCTTAATATCGTACGGTTACCGACATTTCCCCAATTCCTAAAGGAGCAATCACTCCTTCATCAGTACTAATACTATCAACTGTCATTGAAGTAGTAGTTCCATTAGGTACTACGCTAGTGTCGTACACTAAAGCATCGTTTTCATCGATAATCTTTTCGATATCTTCGAATAACAATGCTAGTTCTTCTTGAGCATCGTCTTCATCTTTGACATATGCTCGAATACTTAAAGTTAAGAATCTCCATTTAAATCCAGCAGTTTGATATTCTCTAGATTCATCTCCTGCAACTACGCAGAGTTTTGGATACTCTTCTATTTCATCTAAAAACTTTAAGCCTCCACTTACATTATTAAATACATTTCCATTGTAAGGGTGCTGTCCATTTATTAGTTTTAATTTTGCTACTAAAGCGTCTACAATTTTTCTACGCTTAGTTCTATACTCAGTAGACATTAACCTCTCCTGAGTATAAATTTATCATTAATTGTTCCCATCGCTAAGTTTCTAATACTTTTTGCTATTAAAGGTTTTGGGTTATATCCTGCGGGCCATTCCCTGCTTCCTGTATTTTCAAAAGTTTCATAAGGTCTTAGTTGATAAGTATATGTTCCAATTATAGAATTCTGTGCTTGTCTTAAAGAAACTAATTCTGCACTATCAGAAAATCTTCCTGTTTGATTTATTAGTGCTGGTCTGCCCATGTTTCTTCTTATTTCTGCTCCTAGTCTTCTGTTTATTCTAGTTCTAATTGGGCCTAAATTAAGTTCCTCTTTTCCTTTTTCTTTTCTTCTTTTTACTCTACCTTTTGCTGGAACTTTAATGCTAATTTTTGTAGTTAATGCTTTAGGGGCAGAACCTTTTTTACCTGCTGTTATTTTTCTTTTTGTCCTTTTTCGTACTTTTGGTTGTTTTTTAATAGTTACTTTTTTATTTTTAAGTCTCTTTTTAGGTTTAGCTTTATTTGTTATTTCTTCTACTACTTCACTTACTATATTTTCATCTATTGAAGGGCTTCCTGTTGCACCAACTGATGCTGCTAATCCTCCTCTTCTCTTCTCTCCTTCAAAGTGTTCTGGAAGATTTTTTCTTAAAAATTCTATTGCACCATCTTCAATTAATGCTCTTACTCCTCCACCTAAATCTTTTCGTGCTTTCCAATCATCTGCTCTTTTGCTTCCTTGAGATTGGATTACTCCGTTTACTGTTAGCTTTCTTGTTTCACCTGTTGTTTGTCCTGCTGAAAATTCTGGACTAAAGTCTACTGAAAATTTCATATTTGCTCTACTAACTATGTACTCCAACATATTAACGGTAGTAATATTAACATCAAAAGATGCTTCAGGTTGAGCGTCAGAGCTAAAGCACTCTTTAACAAACTTTTCAAACCCTGCTCTACCAATAGTTCTTGATTTATGTGAGAAGTCAGTACTATTTGAAATGTCTTTTGTTGCTGCTGCCGCCTGTGCAGATGTCAAAGTTTTGTTTGTTCTTCTTAGCCATCTATGAAATATTTCTTTTCTCAGTTCTCTGCATATTGTATAAATATTAAAAGTATTTGAAGCTCTTTCTGCATCTACTTGAAAAATTAATCTATTTACATTACTGCCTTCCAGTATTGCAAACTCTTTACTAGTGCCTCCTGCTCCGCTTACGAAAAAATCAGAAAATTTTATTAGTGTTTTTTCTGCTACTTTTTTTGTACTTTTAAGTTTTACAGCTCCTGATATTAAATCACTAAAAATTTCTCCAATCACCATCTGGTATTCAAATTTTGTATTATTAGCTCTAAGTACTGCTACTAAATCATCATTTTGGTCTAATCCATTAATAAATTTTTCTGTTCCACTTACAAATGCTCCTGCAGATTCAAATGCAGTTATTTCAACTATATGATTAAATCTTTTACTCTCTTCTTTTCTCATTGCTTCATCAGAGTGTTTTGATAGTAATCTTTCAACTTCATTTAGTACTACTTCTGCGCCCATTATTTATATAATTTATAGAAATCAAGAATCCTTTTTATGTGGTCAGGAAATCCTATATTTTCTCTTAGGCTGGTAGTAACTTGGTTACTAATCTGAGCTCCACTTATAGAAAGTCTTTCTTTTCTTTCATCTTTTAAGTAATATTTTACTAAGTCAAAAAGTGCTAGTTTTAAATCTCCAGGAGTACTTGCGTATCCTGCTCTGTAAACTACTTTTACTGCTTTTCTTCCTTTCGGAAAAGCTTTGTCAGCAGTATCTTCAGTTCTAAAAATAGTATCAGTTTCTTCGTCTACAGTATATTCATATTTGCCACTACCATCAGAATTTTCGGATATGAGGGTCACATATGCACTGCCTTGTCCATCTCTTTCTTGGACTGAAGTTATAGTTACTATTGGACTTTCATCTAGCATTATTGCAGTAGTATGATTATCTTTTATATCGAAGAACTCCGTTTTAGCAGAGCTATAAAAGTCTACAAACGAAGTTCCGCAATATGTTTTTACGGCTTGGCTCACAGACGGAATGATAACATTCAATTTCGCATCTTCCGATACGCCATTGAGCCCAGCAAAATCTTTGTACTGTGCTAATGTTATCAAATTTGTTCCGCCTTGTGATACTGCCATAATTATAAGTGAGGGGATAAGGCTCCCCTCAAGCCATATCAATCTATTAGTTAGATTTGTATTTAAGAGCTTGTACTGAGTCAGCACCATCGATTAGGTCTAAGAAACCTATTCTTTGAGAAGCCACTAGGACTCTTCTTTGGTTTGCGACATCGTAGTCAGATTCTACTGTAACACCTCTTAATCTAGGCATTACGTAGTTTCTTGGGTATACAGCTACAGAGTTAAATTTAGAGTGAGCTTTAGCAGCGAACTCATCACAGATAAGTACTCTTGAACCAAATACTTGCCCGATTTCACCACTTAGCTTAGTAGCCATGTCACCAACTAAGTTCACATCTTGGAACTCAGCGTCGTTTAACAAGTCATAGTACACATCTTGAGATACTATGTAAACTACTTCACTTGGGTTAACACCATATTTACCCATTGCTTTTCTTAAGCTTAGTAAGTCAGCTGCAGTAACAGCGTCAGTAGCAGCAAATGTACCACTTGGCTGTGTAGTGTTTGAGTCGTTTGCCGCTAAGTGACAAAGTCCTTCAAAAGATGCTCCAGAAGTTCCGAATGCACCATCAGCGTCATCTCCTACTAAGATAGCGTTTTCAATTGCTCTAGCATGAGACCTAACCATTGACTCTCTAATTAACGGAAGAATAGGCAAAATTGCATCTTCTTCAGTTTCATTTCCTATAAAGGAAGTAGAGATTAATTTTTTAGTTGAGAGTGTTCTCTCAGTCATATCGATACCACCCGCTGAACCTGGGTTGTATGCGTCTCCTCTCTGAGCTAAGTTACCATGTGGTGAACTACCACTAGCAGCTTGGTTAGCAGTAAATTCTGCGTAACCAGAGTCAGGTAGGATTGGAATGATTTGAGTTGCAGAAGTCATTGGTATTTCTCTAAATAGAGGTGCTAATACTAATTCATTCTGGATATCTCTTTCAATGTTAGTTGAAACAACTTGCTCAAAGTCAGCAGATGAAACGCCAACACCAGACATGCTGTTAACTTTTTCCATCACTGATTTTGCAAGGTCAGTTTCAAACCCTTTTCCAGTAGCTAGACCGAGCATTTTTGCGTCCATAATGTCAGCTTCAAATGCTTTTCTCCAGTCACTATTTCCTCTGTCAGCGAAAACCCTTTTAGATTCTCTCATAGCTTCTATTTCAGCACTTCTGTCTTTTAATTCAGACTCTAAAGACTTAATTACAGTCTCTAAATCTTCGTGCTTGTTAAGAACTCTATCTTCAACATCAGAAATTAGCTTTTCTGCTCCAGTCATAACTGATGTTACAACTGTTTTCTGTTCTTCCTGCTTTGCTTCTTCAGCAGCCTTCACTTCAGCTTCCTCAACAGATTTTTCTTCCGCCTCAGCAGCTTCTTTTGCTTTCTGCTCAGCTTGTTGCATAGCAATTTTAGCAGCAGTATCTTCTGCTACTTGTTTTGCGAATGCTTCAAGGTCAAAGCCTTCAGGAGTTGTTTTATTGTCTTCAGACATATTTTTCTCCAAAATTGAGGATTTCTCCTCGCTTGGCTGCTCAATTTCAACAGCGTCTGCTGAGTCCATTGAGTTAGCCTTTACAAAATTCTTCTTAAACTCCTCGTAATCTTCCATATTATCAAAAGACTTTGCTAGAGAGAATGTTGCTCCCTGATTGCAAGGTACTGATACTACAGAAACTTCAAAAAGTTCAGCGTCCTTTATCTTGTATCCGTCGGTTTCGGTCATATAATCAGCGTCCTTCACTCTGAAACCAACAGAAAAAGCTCCAAGGACACCATCTTTAATTAAATCTTTAACATCGCCCGCTGCTTTAGATATCTTTGCTGAGATATCTAATCCTTTATCGTTCACTTCTAAACCTGTTGCTCTTCCAATAGGTTTATTGTAATCGTGATTAAACAATATAATAGGATTATTTTTAAAGTTTTCTAAACCACCTTTAGTCCAAGCATCTGCCTCGATAATATCTCCAGCTCTATCAAGACCATTAGTACTAGCAGACCCTTTAATGTCTATACTACCATCATCTTGCTCGCCTAAACTTTTAAAAGTAGAAGTATAATGAAATATTTTATTCATACTTAGTCTCCTTTCTTTTTAGTAGCTTTTGCAACTGTTTTCTTTGGTGTAGCTTTTGGTTTGTTAATTTCAGCTACCATTTCAGGTAAGTTGTAATTTAACATGCTGACCATACGAGCCCAAGAGTTAAAAGTTCTTTTAACTATTTGTACTCTAACAGGAGCGTCATCTTGTGCTTGATATTCTGAAATAGAAAGAATTTTTCCTTTCTTTTTAAAATACTCGCCAAGAGTTGTTAATGTTTTTATTTTAGGATTCGCCATCTATATTCTCCTCGTCTTGTGGTGGTCTTCCACCTTCTTCGGGATTTACCGCAGAACCTGCTATATTAGCTGGTACTCTTGGTTCATCAAATCCATCAACTGGTTCTTTGCCTAGTGCTTCTCTTGCTTCATTCGGGCTAATAATGCCTGTATTAACAAGAGTTGCATAGTAGGCGGCTTGGTCTCTCAACTCAGGTTGTAACGCAGGAATTCTGGTTACATCTTCCGCAAGTTCAAAACCAAAATATCTTTCAAAAGCATATGCTACTTTTCTAACTATAGGTAATATAGTTTCTAAGTAATAAAGCCTATGATTAGGTCTAATATTAGCATTATTACCGCTATCCATAAGGATTGGTGGTATTCCTAGTGCTTCTAATATAACTTTTTCATTTGCTTTGCAAGATTCTTGAAAGTCTAATTCTTTAAAATTGACTGTAGTTAAGTTATCAACTTCCAGTCCACCGTCAAGAATTAAAGGTCTTTTACCTCCAGTTTTAGGATTATATCTCATGCTCCAAGCTTGTAACATTCTTTCTTTTATTTTTTCAGAAAGAGTATTTGGACTTTTTAATACTAATCCAGGGACTGCTCCATTTTTAAAGAAGTTATCTTGAAAACTTCTCATATTGTCCAAGAGAACCATTGTTCTGTACGCTGGTTTCAATCTTGGTACTCCTCTATAAATTGAATTAAAACTATTTTCTTTTACATGAATTATCTCATTGACTGAATACTCTATCGTTGAATCAAATTCATATTTTTCTACAAAAGTTTTATCGTCAGTATAGATTTTAACTTTATCTGCTGGTAAATGGTAAAGGTGAGCACCATCGTAGTAGATAAATATGTTTCCATCTATTATTAAGTCAATAATTAAATTTCTTTTAAAAGCACTAACATCTTGAAAAGGGTTTGGTGCTCTATTAAGTAGTACATCTACTTTTGACCTTCTAATATCTTTTGCTACAGGAGTTATTCCTCTTAATTTTGCATTAACTGAAAAAGGTATTTCTCCTACATCGTCAACTATCATGTTGACAGCTCTGTTTACAACTTCTAAATTTTCATAAGCAGACCTATAATTCGTTTTTATTTCTCGAGTATCAACAGATAATCCTTCATCTCGAGCTATAGTATATTGAGCAGGATTTAACTTTTCCTCTCTCTCAATACCTAAAAATCTGTCATACCACGCCATATTTATCCTTTTGTTTTAGAACCCATCTTTTTTGTTTCATTGCCGTGACTAATTTAGGTCGTTTTCCATAAATTGAGTGTAATCGTAAATGATGCATATGGCACAGCGTCACAGCTTCATCGTAAAGTTCTTTTTCGTGTTTTTCTATGAATTCTTCCCTTAACCTTAGTATGTCCTCTTCGGTCTCTATTTTCTTTCCTGTTTTCTTTAACCAATGCTCTAAAAGTTCTGTCAGTCCAAAGAAATGGTGAAAATCCAAATTTTCGGTCTCACCACAGATAAAACAGTCATTATTCTTTTTGTACCGTGATTTAGCTTTATCTCGAACATACTTAACTAAATCTCTTTTTAATTTCATTTATTTTATCTCTTTCAGAAATTATAGCAAAAATCACATTTGATGTCAAGAGGTATTTTTAACAGGGGTCTTAAAAACTTGTCGCTGTAGTTTCAAACGTATACAAAGCATATCTCATAGCATCAGCCATATGCGATGCTTGATTATGTTTTGGCTTTTCTTTTAATAAATTAGGGTTGGGGTCCCACTGATATTGGTCTAGTGACATTAAAGATTCTCTACATTTTTGGTCTACAATAAGTTTTTTATTATCAACAATTCCTGCAACATGACCAATACCATCTAATACTGATTTCTTTGCATTTATAGTACTTATATCATAATTTTGTGCAAAATCAAATCTTGTTTGTGCTGCTGCTGAATCAATATAAATATAATCTATCTCCCACTTATCTATGAGTTTTTGTATTTCTATTGCATGCTGTTCAGTAGTTCTTTCACTATCTAAATACTCATCAACTAAGTAAAATTTTTCTTCGTCCCAATCATATGCCATAACACAAAAAGCTGTAGGGTCTTTATAGCCAACATCAAGACCTGCAAAAACATCCATTCGTGAAGTATCAAAATTAGACAAGTCTGCTATACATTCTTCATGATTAAATGACCAAACTTGACCTTCAAATACATTAAAGTCTGCCATATATTCTTGATTAAATTCTGCTTGTGACATTCCTTTTTGTGCTTCTATAATATCTGATTCAGATACTCTTGGGTTTTCATGCCAAGTTGCTTTTATAGAACACCACTCAGGAAACTCATCAGTAAATCCTCTATAATAAAATTCTGCAAAGTAATTATTTCTACCTCTAGGAGTTGAAATAAATATTGCTTTGGAATTATCTTTGTCTAGTGTAGGTCGTAGTGCAACATTGAAAGCATCTCTACCGTCTGTAAGTGCTGCCTCATCAAATATAATTAAATCATAACTTCTACCTACTACTGAGTCTACTTGATTTATTGAACCCATACGAATTGTAGAACCATTTGAAAGTTCAATAACTTTATCTTTTGCATTATCTCTTACCATTTCTAAATCAAAATGTTTAATTAGTTGTCTTTGTAAATCAAAAGATATTTGAGATAGAGAATAATTAGGAGACATTAATAAAACATGACTATTAGGTACTAAACATACTAACTGTCCAATTATATTTGATATATAAGTTTTACCTTGTCTACGGGCTACTGCCGCACACACAAATCTATATTTAGGATTACTTACTGCATTGATAAGTGCAGTTTGGGAAGTATTAGGAGTAACTCCTAGTAACTGCAGGTAGGATTCTATAGGAAGTTTGATGAATCTGTCGTCATCAAACTTCATTAGATAATCGGGGATTATATCTTTTCTACTAACTTCAATCAATGTATAGTCTCAAAGTTATTAGGTTTTTCTTTCTCATCGTCGCTAAGTGCAAGATTTAGAAAATCTTTTAGCTCCGCCATTTTGTATAAGTACAAAAACGCACCACATAGACTTACCATATTATTTTCTTTATCAGTTAGTTTTCTAACTTGAGATAAAGTATGTAAATTATTTAAGTCTTTTTCTACAAGCGCAGCGACTTCATCAAGCCATGCTTGTTTTTTGTGAATTGTTTGCGTCATTTATCTGCCTCTACGTCTTCCAGGGAATCTTGGTCTTTTAGGGTTTGCAGTTTTACCGAATCTAGGTCCGATAGCTTTTGGTGCTGCAGAATATCTAAATGATTCCATAGAGTTTGGGTTTTTCGAATTCACAGGAACTCCTGCCGCAGCATTCATGTCACGAGTAACTCCTCGATTCAATCTATGCTTACGAATTTTTTGAGTATTGTGAATACCAGTAGGTCCGCTTAAAAAGCCTCCTTGTCTAGCCATAACTTTCTCCGTTACTTAGCGCTTTGCGCTTTTTCTTTTGCTTTTATTAAATCGTCTTTAATATCTACTTTACCGTCTCTATTTTTATCTTTTCCGATAAATATATTCCAGTATTTTTTTATGTAGTCTTTAAGTTTTTGCCAACTTTTCTTCAACATTTACTAACCTCTTTATTTCTGTTGTATTATTTAATTTAAGTGATTTTTGAAGTTTTTTACTCCATTCCATTTTTTGCTTATATCTTGCTTGAAGTTTTTTTACCAAATCATGAGTTCTCTGAATTTCCTCTTGTAAACTCTCGTCCATATTATCTCCTTTTTCGGCGCCTCCTTTTAGTGAACGTTTTGACATTGGTGGGTTTCCCTCCAACACCTTGAGCTTTTGCTCTTTTCCTACGGACTGCCGACTTTTTTTCGTTTGCGGTCATTCTTGCCGCTACTCGCTGAGGGACACACTTGGGATATCCTCCTCTTGCTGTCCTCGCTTTCTTACGACCACAAGGCGGGTGTTTACCATTTTTCTTTTTACGACTAATGTCTACCCAGTTCTCCTTGAACCAAGTAGTTAATCCACCTTTTGGTTTTGCCATTATCTTCCGACTCTGCGCATAGCTGTCTTATGTGCTTGTGTAAAAGTTTTTCCTTCTAACATAAGTTTTCTCATAAGAGTCATATGTTTCTTGGTATGGTGTCTACGATGTCTTCGCATAGCTGACTGTTGTCGTTTAGTCAAAGATTTTCGTTTCTTAGCCATTATCCCATTCTATATCTGCCACCTCTTGCCTTATATGTTCTTACTAGCCAGCCGTTTGCATAAGCACTAGGGTATACCTTAAACTTCCTTTTTGCTTCGGCTTTCACTCGAGCATAAAGAGCTTTATTAGTAGGTACAGGTCTCTTTTTCTTAGCAGTTTTTCTTCTTCGCTTTCTAGTATGTCTTGGCATTATCTACAAGGTCTGTTTTTCTTACGAATTGCAGCTTGAAGTGCTTTAGGTAACTTCTTTTGTTTTGCTGTAAGACAAGGTTTCATTCCACCTTTCTTTTTAGCACCGTTTCTTTTCTTTTTTCTACTGTGCATTGGCATAATTACTTCCTCTTTTTCTTACCTTTTTTCTTCTTTTTCTTTTTTCCACTATGATAGGGCATTACTGTCTCCTAAGTCCAACGAGGGGGCTCGTCAGGACACTCTGCCCATCGAAGTTTAGTCTTGAGGGGCATAAAGCAACCACAAAGGTTGCAAAATTTCCAAAACTTGTTTAGGTGTTCACACTCTAAACAAATTTTATATCGTTCATGATGACTTCTTTTTGCCTTCTTCCATCGCTGCTTCTGCACTGGCTTTTGTGTTATATCCAGCGATGGCACCGTCATATGTCCAGAATCCGTCTTTTTCATAAACTTTTGCCTTTTCTTTTTTAGATTTCATATCTTTTGTCCCATATCCTGCGAGCATTACTCGCCTTTCTTAATCATACTAGATAATTTAGTTATCCAACCCATTACTATTGATTGTACATAATTAGCCCAAGTAGGCTGTGGTAAATTCCAACCAATAAATAGTCCTATAATTATCCAAAAAATTGCATTAAACATATGTTCTCCTACATATTGAGCAATGTAATAACTAAACCTGCTCCACCTACAATTAAGCAGCCAGCACAAGAAATCATAACGGTTTCAATTCTACCAACTTGCCTATCTAAATTATCAAAGCGGTTAAATGCAGTTTTCCATCTTTCCGCACAGACAGCTTCATGCTTTGCAAGTTCTAATGCCACTTCATCGGCTTCCATTGCTTTTTCTCCTTCTTAGTAAACTTAAAGTTTTACTTTTAATTGTAATTATACCAAAAATATAGTTGATTGTCAAGACCTATTTTTCAATGGTATAGATTTTAACTGGCTCAGATTTTCCTTTTACAGTTATCTCGTCTAAAAATTTATAAACAAATCCTTCAATCCTACTATACTCAGATATAATTAAATCAACATTATACTCCTTACATTGACTCTCTAACCTCGCAGCAAGATTGACAGCATCACCAAGAACACTATAATCGAAACGGCTACTGGAGCCAAAATTACCAACCACACACGGTCCCGTATTAATTCCAGCTCCTGTTTTAATTTCATCAAGAGCTTCTTCTCTAAGTTGTTCATTTAATTCTCTTAGTGCTTTTCTCATTTCTAGTGCGCACTCTGTGGCTTTTCTTTCTTGTTCCTCACAATCTAGTGGAGCGTTCCAAAAAGCCATAATGCAATCGCCCATATATTTATCTATTGTGCCTCCATGTTTTAATATTATCTCAGTTTGATTATCTAAAAAACGATTAATCAGAGTAGTAAGTCCTTGTGGATTCGACTGGTATTTTTCAGAGATGGGAGTAAATCCTCTGATGTCAGAAAAAAGAAATGTCATACGTTTTGTCACCCCACCCAATCTCAGTAACTTTGGATTATCTTGAAGTTTTTTAACCAGAGATGGGCTAACATAGGTGCCAAATTGTTGCGAAATTCTGCGACGAAGTATAAATTGCTGGACGAAATTACGGAATGTAACAATACTCCAATAAAGAAAGCAGATTATAATTATGGCAGAAACGTCAAATAAGTAGGAAGACTGAAACAGATTCCAGGTAGTATATAATAAACCTGCAATACTAAGTAGTAAAGTTGGAACTGATAATATAATTGAATATGATGTAATTAGTAGTAAAATTATTAGTCCAACTGCAGTTCCCATCTCTGCAACTTGACCCCACTCAGGGGTTGATGGACTTGTACCTTGTATTAAATTATGTAGTAAATTTGCTTGAAGTTCGTGAGGATATTTCAAACCTGCAGGAGTAGGAACAGGATTAACTATTCCTTCAGCTGTAACTCCAAAAATTACAAAAGGTGCGTCAATAGGATTTTTCATAAACTCAGAAGCACTTTGTCTGTAAAAATTAACATTGTAATTTAACCAGACTTGAGCATTTGAGTCAGTATACATCGGGGGGTAGTTTGGGACTCTAACCCATTCTATACCCCCGTCTGTAGTCTTGATTTGATAGCTGGGGTCACCTACACCTACCCTTAGCATTTCAAGAGCAAAAGATGGATATATTTTATCTTGACTTCCTACGGCGAGAGGTATACGTCTTACGACGCCGTCTATTTCGGGTGCGGTGTTTATTAGACCTACGCCTGTTGATAGATGTTCTTGTCGTAAAATGCCGGGATAACGATATAGCCATAGATGCGGATCACCTCCTATTTGAGCAGTACCAACATGTGGTCCTCCTTCATTGGCTTGTGTCGAAGCTACGAAAGCCAAGACAGCGGGGGATTTACGAAGTGCCGATGCTAATGTAGTATCGTGCTCCTTCCCTCTTATATCTGGGTCAGGCATCAAAACTGTGATACCTGCTACACCAGAAGTTCTAGAAATTGCTTGAGCATAAAATGTGCGTGGTAGTGGATAACCTTTATATCCTTTTATAATTTCTTCATCTATGTCTACTAATAAAATATTTTCATTTTGAATAGGCTCTTGACTCATCATTAGCCAATCAAAACTTTTTAATTCTAAAAGCTGAAAAGGATATGGATTCCAAAAGTATAGTGCTAAAACTAGAATAGCACTACCTAGCCTTACTACCATTTAACTTTATCTGCCCAATATGCAGCCGACATTCTTCCTTTCGCTATATTTCTTCTATGTCGTGCTTTGAAAGACTTTCGTTTTGCTTTCATTCTTGCAGACTCACCTTTTTTAGGTTTACCCGCAGTTTTAGCTCCTTGTTGTCCAAAGCGAATAGTCTTAATTTTATCTCCAACTTTTGCAACAACTATATGTGATTTAGTTGGGTGGCTAGGTGTTCTTTTTGGTTTATTAAAACCACTAACGCCTGCTCTTGCGAGTCTTGGGTCTCGTTTTTTTCGTCTTGTTTTTCTTGGCATTGTTTGCCCTCCTTAAACTAGCTTTTCCTGCTCGGAATATAGAAGCTACAGTTTTCTTTCCCATAACTCTAGCTCTTTGCTCTCCTACTGTAAGTATTTGAATCTTACGAGCATATGATTTACGAACTCTTTTTACTTTTCTGACAGTTGCTCTAGCGTCTTTCATAGTAGCAAACTTAATCCTAACGGTATCTTTAGGATTCTCGTCAGTATATAATCTTCTTCCAGAACCTTTTGGTTTTTTACCTGTTCCTTTTCTTGGGTCTTTTTTTCTTTTTGCCATAACCTGATGCGTATATTGCTCTGCCTTGCTTTTCAGCTTCTTTTTTTGTTTTGTAAATCTTTCCAGACTTACCCCATCTGTAACCACCTTTTACTTTTCTAACAGGCATTTATATACTCCTTATTGCACTACTGTCCATTTTTGAATTGTATCTTCTTGTATATCTTCCCATTTTTGAAACTCTAAATCATAACATAAAAGTTTGTCTCCTGACTGCTTTCTTATATGGTTAGGTATTTTCATATACTTTTCACTTAAGGTATACTCTCTGCTTTTTATGTCACCACTACGTAGTGAACGAAACTCTATGTTTACTATATTAGTTTCTAATTTTCTTTTTAATTTTTCAATATCCATTATAGTTTAACTCCTAAATTTATTGTAAATATATTTTTACTAGTTACATTATCAGTATAAGTATTATTTAATCCTACTGATATTTTATCTGATAGTTTATACATTAGACTTGTTGCATTTCTCAAGTACATATCTTTTCCAGACTCAAATAATAAATTATTAGTAATACTTAATTTTTCTGAAAAGTTATAAGATACTCCTAAATTATTTCTTACTATTAATTCACTGCCACTACTCTGTAGATATGCTAAAGACGTTTCATTACTAAGTTTCCAAGTTTCTGTATCTATAAATTTATATCCATATCCAGCACCAAGTACAGTTCTTAAATCATAATCTTTTCTAAACTTATCATAATCAAATTGTGCTATACCTAATGCATAACTTTTTTCTGTTAATTCATACTGTTCTTTGTATTGAAAATATAAATCGTTTGTTTTTTCTTTTCCATCTGAAGTTTTGTATGTATATGTAGTGTCAAAATTACTTGTCCACTTTCCTCTATCAATTATATGTTTTACTTTACCAGAAAAACTAACATCACTATCTATTAGTGTTAGTCCTATATTTGCTGTTGTGTCTGCAATTAGTATTGCTGTAAATAATGTTATTATTGTTAATATATATTTCATTGTTGTGTTACCGATATATTACACCCACCAACTGTAACACAGTTTTGTGTTATTTGATAGGTTTTGTTAACTGCACTATCTTGAAGTAAACTTAAAGTGGTAGGTCTATTTCCTCTAAGAACCACTCGTGCATTGTGACTCCCACTCCCCTTTTGTGTTATGCTAGTATTAGAACTATCTGAAACATTGTAGTAGTAAATATGAGAATAGTGACTTCCACTACCTTCTTGCCATATATCATGGTCTACACTATCTACATGAATATCTAAATAATGAGTATGAGTACCATTTTGGTATATGTCTACCTGATTTGAGTTACCCCAAATATGTCCACCATAAGTAGCTCCATCATGTTGTTCTACATTCAAAGTATTTGATACACCATCAACATCTCCACCCCAGCCTTTACCTGAGCCCCAATAAGGAACCCAAGATATTTTATTATTTGCTCCGTACTGTAGTAAATTAAATGTATTATTGTTATGGTCAGTAGAAAAACGTATTTCATTGTTAGTACCAACTTGTGAAGCATTTATATTTATATCATCTCCACCATTTACTTGTTCAATATGTACATGATTATCGCCTGCATACAGATTATCAGAGATTAATATTAAAAGGAAAAATAAACTCCACCCAGCTATTAAAAAGTATTTTGTATTTTTATCAAAATCCATCATTGTACTTGTAATATTTCTATTATTGCTCCTGAGCCATCACCGACAGTTATTACACTTTCTTTTTGGTCGGTTTCAGTTCTCAAATAAACATTTGCATCTATTGGCACTCTTATACTAATTATACCATCAACTTGTCTATAAAACCAAATATACCCTGTATCTTCAACAATAGTATTATATTGTGTATCAGGGTCTAATCCTGGTTTTGTTCCTTCTATTGTTACTGAATCAAATCCTTCAGCAGATGTTCCTTTTTGTCCTCTACTGAGTAAATCTGCTTCCTCTATAATTTCTAATAAGTCTTGTAAGAAGTCTACATCTAATAAATCAATGTCTAACTCTGAGAAACTCCAGTCTTCACTTTCTTCTAAGTAGTCTTTTTCTAATTCATTAAATTCCAAAAAGTCTGCTGTTAATATATTATTAGAATTATTTTCTGTTGCTCTTTCTTCTCTAATGGCTTCTACCTCTGCAGGTGGTGATACAATAAATAAATTATTAATTTGTGGAACTGTAATATTTTGTATCTCAACAGGTTTTGCAGGTGGGGACGATATTGTAGAAACCATTGTTGCTTGAAATGCTTTATCTAATACAACTTCACCTCCTTCATTCCAAACAGTTATCTCACCTGATGCATCTCCATTTTCGTCTGGAAGTAGTATTACTAAACTTCTTCCTAATTCATCTATAGTTGTTGTAAAATCAGTTCCACGAATACCTATAGTTGCAGTAGGAGTTTGAATATCAATATTTGCTTTATTCATTATCCCAATCTTACCAGAGGTGAATCTGGCGGTTCCCATTGCAAATTGCATAACCATTTTTGATTTGCTAGGATTTGGGTCATAGATTACTTCATCTATTAATACTCTACTATGCTCTGTAAGTCTTAAATTTGACTCATCTAAAAATTCTATTGCTATTCTGCCATTACCTGTATTTAGTAAATCATATAACAATATATCGCTACCAACATCAGCAGATAACTCTTGGTCTTCTCGTGTCAGTACTCCAAACCCTGTCCTCTCTATGATATCACCTATCGGAGAGGATAGGGCTAGGGGTGATACGAGGCTAATCGCCAGTATCTTTTTGATTGATAGTAACTGTTGCATCATCTGAAGTTATATCAATATTGATTATGCCTGAACAGCTTGATATACCTTGTGGGCATGTGCCAGATTGTTGAATTATATCAATGTCTCCGTCACTTCCTTCAAAGGTAGCTGTTAAAAGTTGGTCTGCATCTTTTTGCATAGTATTAAAATCATTATTACCACCAGTAATTGTCCAATCCCATTTAACATTATCAGAATCAACAACTGTAGTAAATACATTTGAACTTCCTGTTAGTGTTAAATCGTAATTCAAAAACGTGGCAGATTGATTATATCCTATGTCTACATCCCATTGGTTAGAACTACCTGTAACTGCTAAATCTAAGTCTAGATTATCAGCTGCAGTATTATATCCAATGTTCCAATCATAAACATTGCTATCACCAGTAAAAACCATATCAATATTAGAATTACCTAATACTATTGGTCCGTACAACTGATTTGAGTTTCCAATTTGGTCTAAGTTAAAAGTTATGTTGCTTCCAGTAATTACCATGTCGCTCGCGCAAGCTCCACTAGATATACTACCACATAACTTATTACCATAACCAACTTGGTCAATTGTTAGGTTTAGCGTATCTCCAGACTGTTCAAGAAATATTTCATTATCTGTAGAATCAGCTAATACCCATGTAGAAAAAGCGAGAACAAATAGTGCACATAATTTATTCATCTTTCTCTCCTTGCTCTTGGATTTTCCAAAAGCCTCTGTCATCTCCTTGACGAATCAAGGCAACAACACCAGCCTCAATGGCTGAACGAACTGCTACGGTAACGCTTTCATTATCAGCGACACCATCTTCTATCTCTATTAAATTTGTATCGGTATCAATAAATTTAAAAACATCAAATCCTGTACCAACAGATAGAATAGTTTTCTTTGTTTGAACATTTAGTAATATTTCGCCTGTAAGCACACTTATACCTCGCAAACTAATAGTAACTACATCTCGTCTATATGAAGTAGTTTGTCCTATACCTAATGCTCTTGCTCCTCTGCCTCCGCTTGTAATATTTGTATCATATCCTATGATACCTCCTTCTATTATTACACCTGCGAATAGTAAAGGTTGTAAATCTTTATTTTCGTCATGCTTTTCACGAGTACTTCTTACTATTTGTCTTTCTCTTACTAGATGGTCAATACCATGTCTTTCTACTACTCTAAACCACTTTCCACCTGCTGCTGTTTTTAGTGCATCTATTAATAATTCTGTACAACCTTGAGTTACTGCAGTACTAAAATCAGCCAAACTATCTCTTCTTTTTCTTTGTCCTGTTAAATCTTTACAGTTGTAAACTGCAACTATTGGCATAACTTCTGCTGGCGGAAACTCAAGTAATTCTTTATAAGTAGGTAATTTAATTATTTCTGGTTCTTCTATACATTCACCATATACTTGCATTCCACTTTTAGTACAACTATCAGTCATAGAAGGAATACTTGCACAGCTAGCAAGTAGTAAAACTAGCAATGCTGCTAACACTTTCATTAAAAACCTCCAGTACCTATAGGGATAACAATTTCAGTTGATGAACCATCTCCGTCTTGTATAGTCATTATTATAGCATCTACACAAATACCATCTTCATCACATTGCTGTCCTCTAGTGTAACTTATTGTGTTTCCTTCGAGTGCAAAAGACCCAGTATAATTATTTTCTTCATTACCAAACATATTATCAACTAGTTGTTTTGATAGTTGAGCATATATTCGACTTTCTAAATTTCTTACAAATTTTGCAAGAGTAGTATTTTCTCCTGCTCGTTGTTCTGCTTTTAATGCAGCTTCAACATCATCTTGTATTTTTTCTTTTCTTGATTTTTCTTGATTCTCAATAGTGAGATAGTGTGCAGATGTACCACTACCATTAAATGATGGGCTTTTAAATTCATGTACTATTTCGTCACTTAGTAGTATCGGACTTATTAGTATTAGTAATAGAAACCTCATTAAGTTTTCCCTCTTCTTTTAATTCTGTCACAGTATTTACTTTTTGCTGTAAACGAATCATATCTTGGTCTAGTAACCTGAGTTGGTCTGTAAGTCTTATAATTGTGGCTCTCATTGCAGCCAAAGCGGGGTTGATAGTTTTATTTATAGTTTGCCACACAAAAAATACAAAGTAGCCAAGACCAACTATCATAACTACCTCAAATCCAAAGGTTTCTATTAAATAGACTATATCCACTAATCTCTCCTAGCGTCTATCTTTCCGTCCTCTACGAAGTTTTGTGCTCTCGCAATTCTATCTAAATCAGGGGATAATCCTATGACACTAGATACTGAAGTATCTATACGAATAATGTCATTGTTCATAACGGTTGCTCTAGTGATTAACATTTTTGAAATGCCTTCTATGGCTTTAATTTGCGCAACCAAACCATTCATCTGTTGTTTCATGATGATGAAAATAAAATAAGCCATAGTGATAGCCCCAGCTATAGGTAGTCCTAATTCTGCGACTAATTTGAAAATTTCTCCCATTGTTGTTTTTGTTTTTTAATCTTTGAGTATTTTCAGTATTTTTACTATATAAGGTTTTTTAAATGGACTCTCTGTTAATAAGTAGATTCCATAAATTCCCCAAAAAAACATAAATAATACTGCAACTCCAATAATACTGTTTACCATAAATTATTTTTCTTTTAGCAGTTTTTTCATTAATTCTCCATAGTTGCCCTGTCCGAATGGAACTTCTGCGTTTATCTGTACATTATTTTGTGTTTTTATCTGTGACGCTTTTGCTTTTTCCAATTCAGTTTGAGCTTTCATCTCGTCCATACGCATTTTGTGTGCTAATGCATATAAGTCTGCTAAATCTTTATTACTATATATTTCGGATTCTTCTGCCTCCTCCAGTTTTTTCTCTATCAATGTGTCTAGAGCTTGTCCAAGTTTAAAACGATTTCTATATCCTGTATCTAAAAACACTTGGTCTACATACGCTTTTACTTCTCTCTTTCCTAGAAACTCTGATACCTCTGCTTCATCTATATTTAAGTGTGCTGAAACTAACTGCACACTTCCAAGTTGAAGATAAGCATTCGCAATTTCTAATCCTTCTGGACTTATTCTAGTTGATATTTCTTTACTCATACCTTGTATTATATCAATTTTAGAATCAAAAGTCAAGAAGTATTTTTGATATCTTAGTCATGACAAAAGCAACTAAAGTGTGTATCATCTAATTCTGTTTCAAAATTTTTCTGCGATAAATCTACTAATTTTATGTAGTCTGGTCTATTTGTTCTAAACTTAGCTTTATGTTTAGTCTCCATGTCTGACCACCAGTTTGCTAACTGAGGTCTTTCTTTTAGTAAATTTAAAGTAGTTTGTGTACCTTTTAAAAAACATAAGTCACAGTTACCTGCAATTGTTTTTCCATTAATGCTAGGAAGTTTTAAATCAAAAGGACTATTTTTCCAGTACGCTAATATATCTTCATTAGTTACTTTTGCTTCATATAGTGGAGCAATATTTATATGTTTTTGTGAGTTTTTCTTTGAATCAGAAACTCGGCGGGGTTCATCATATCTCAAGCCTAAGGCTGAATACCATTCTTTATATCCTAGGCTTCTCATAAATCTATTAATAGTATTAATCTTAAGTTCTATAGTACAAGTTCTTTGGTGTAAGGAAGGTAACTTGCCCTTCTTTACTATAAGTTTTTCAAATGGTTCGCCATTTCTAGAAGCGGTTTCAAAAGACACTTCTTTACTTCTCCAGATTGGTGATGTAGTAGCAATATCTAGTTCCAACCAATGTATAGGTACATTCCATCTTTTTTCACACTCATGTACAAACTCTAAAGTTTCTTCTAGTTCTTTGCCTGTATTTGCAAAACAAACTATTATATCTTTTGGGAGTTTACCATTATATGCATCTATAATCTTTTTTAGCATATATGCTGATGTACGGCCTCCTGAAAAAGATATAAGACTAGGTGTTGGTAACTTATATGATTTATCGTAAGTGTCTAAATTTTTTGCTGCTGGCATATACTTTATCGGCCAGTACTCCATATTTGATGCCCATATTCTATCATATCTATACTCTTTAAATTTTTTACCATTTAGATGAATAATCTGACCTTGTTTGTATGGTTGTTTAGTTTCTGGATTTAATAACAGTTTTTTAGTTTCACCAGCATCGTTAGTATGCCACCAAATATTATTTTCGTCTACCCATTTACTCATAATCTAATTGTATCAAAGTTGAAGACAAATGTCAAGAAATATTTTTAAGAAGTATCATTATGATACCTGCTGGGCGTTTTTATTGTTTTTTAAAAATACTTAAAGTAGTACATGAAGATGTGTCCAGCGACAGAAAAAATTTTTAGGTCTAAGAACTGCCCTCCTTATAACTTTTTGTTCTTATAACTTTTGGTTATTAAAAATATTTCTCAATTTTTTTATGCTTAAAACTGAGGTTTTTACCCTTGATTTAAACTGTCAATTTGCTAATATTCTTATTAGGAAATTCGTATTATTGACTTTTAAATTAGATTAACGCAGATTTCCCCAACTGAAATGTTGGCGTACTCCGAAAGGACGCAGACGAAACACGAAGGCGTTGGTTAAATTTTAACCACTGATTAATTTTTAACCACCTAATAGAAACGCAGATAAGATTTAAAATGTGACAGGTTTTAAATCTGAACGATAAAGCAAGGGAATTTGCATAAGGTCGAAACTAGGAGAGAGAAAAAACTCTAGCAATATACTGCCGAAAATATAGACATTATTGTAATTTTAAACTTTTCTTAAAATGAGGTTTTTCAATGAGGAAAAAATTTATTTCTGAATTGGGAATGTCTGAGAAAAATAAATTAATATCTGATATTAATTCGGGCAAGGTTATGAAACTTGAAGATAAGGTTGCATACTTCGGTATGGTACTTGTTCAAGGGGCATTATTACCAAGCCATTTTTCAGGCTCATTTCCACATTGGTCTTTACCTTTCTTTTTGGTCTTAGGTCTATGTTGTTATCAATATAGAGCGTATGTTCAACGAGATATGGTTTATACTATTGGGAATATGACAGGAATATTTTTAAATGGCTCTATGCTGTTTAGAATTTTTTGGTCATAAGGTTCAAGGCTCGGCTACCTTTTTCAAATGCCGAGCCACTTTTTGCAAGGTGGAATTATGGAAGATGAACTTTTTATAAATTCAACTGTGTATGTTGTTCGCACTTATGAGAATGATAATACATTTAAAAAAGCATACTGTTTTATGAATGAAGAAATTGCTAATGCTACTCATTCGATGTTTCAATCGAAAGGAAAAGCAACTCTTAGAATTTCCAAAGCGAAACAGGTAATGAAACAATCAGGTAGCAATGCTATCTATTTTTCTGATGGCTTACCTAGATTTTATAATCTGATTAAATGAGATTTTTTCAAAAGAAAAAATACATTGAAACAGAATATGAAGAAAGGCACATTGACAATTTAAACAAAGCTGGTGTGCCTTATGTCATCAAAGAGAGGAGAGAATTTACTTCTCTTCTCTCAATGGTGTACTTCATATATTCAATCATTCTTGATTGTTTTGTATTACTAGGTATTGCGTACGCAATTCTAAATATCGATAAGATATTATGAATATAGGAGAAGGGAACACTCCTTTTGATGTTCCCATTTTGCAAGGAAATGCTCATGAGCGAAGAAAAGCAAAAAGAGAAACGACCTTCTAAAAAGGTTGTAATCAGAGAAATCGTTGAACTCAACGATAGATTTGATTTTAATTCTCTTGAGAGAACAAATCTTGAAAACCTTTTGGTTATTAAAGATTTGCTTTTGAAAGAGAGTTAATTCTTTTATAAAGGGGTTCGGAAAATTTTTCCAACAACCCCATTAGGTGTCTAAGAATGGTTAACAGACTTCTTAGATGATAGGGTTAAGGGTGGCTACCCTTCTAAAGCCACCCACCCATTGAGAAAATATATGACTGAAATAAATGCTATATATTGTTTCATGTATGATGATGAACTATCTTTTGATAGGAATTATCAAATATGGAAAGCACTTAATGAAAAAGAGAGAACTGCATATAACTTAGATTTATATACAGATGATAAATCTTTTAAAACATTTTGTGAAATCTGGGGTGATAAACAATGAAAAAGGGTAAACCTTCAGACCCGATTATTGATTATCCTGAAATTAAGACTGCCGATGTTAGCACTATAAAAGATTGGCTTGGTTTATGTAAAACTGCCAACGATTTTTATGCTATCAAATGGTATATCAACTATTTAGAAGATGAATATCAATTCTATTCTGATAGGGATAATTTCATGGTTATTCATAAAATCGAGATTATCAATTCTTATATTAAGAATTTCATTGTTTAATATGGTTTATTGGGTGGCTACCATTTTCAAACGCCACCCATAAAATGAGGAATAACTTATGACACTATTTGACGAGATAACTGAAAAGCTATCTAAGAAATGTTTATATGTTGTTTCACTTCCTAACTACCCAAAGGGCGAAATATCACGACCTGATACCATAACCAAGGGTGGTTATACAGAAGATGAACTAGAATATAGAATTTCAAAATTCAACTTCTCTGGGAAGATGAAAGGCAAGGAGAAAGATATTCAAATTGATTATCGCCATTTCCGATTTAATGCAGATAGCTTGGAAAAGCTATTGCACTTGGTTTTAAGAATTAAGGGCATTGAAAAGGTAAATGATAAAAATCTTGGCTCAGGTTATACTGAATGGTACTTTTGTTCTCCGAAACAAATGAACGCTCATGTATTAACCACGATACGAGCCTATCGCCAAATCTTGAAAAAGAAAAAAGCGAAAAAGATTTTAAAGAAAATCAAGAAAGGCTAAACCTTGCCAAAGGGTGTAAGGGCAATTAATTTTGCCCTTACATTTTAATTAACTTTTTAACTTGGAGAATTATGAAAACTTTAAGGACACGAAAAAAAGAAATAAATACTGAATTATATTTTTATAGATATATGGCAATATTTATTATTGGTTTTTCTATTGGCTACTTTGTTGGTGGCTCAATATGAAACCTTTACTAAGAAACTTTGATATTATTTTTTTAGATATAGACGGAACTATTGTAAATTCTAATCATAGACAAAATGCAGAGGGAAAACCCAATGCACTTGACCTAGATTATTGGATTGAAAATTCTACTAGAGAAAATATTTTCAAAGATACTTTAATGGATAACCTTGTTTATTACATTAAGAAAAAATATCTGCATGGACATTATATTGTTCTTTGTACTGCTAGAACTCTATCAGATAATGATATGGATTATTTGCATGATAAAGGAATACCTTATCATTCAATAATTAGCAGACCTGAGAATTGCACAACTCCAGACGCAGAATTTAAATTTAATCAAATGAAAAAATTTCTTAATCTCAAATGGACTAAGAGAAAAAAGAAATTTCTTTATGACGATAAATGGGACAATTTGATTGCTGGTGTTAGGCTCGGAATTACTCCGAGATATGCACACGATTGGATTTAATACCTTGAATTATCCTACCCCAATTATAAAAAACCTTGCCTGAGGTTATGACCGAGCCGAGCAAATCGGCTCGGTCATTTTTTTACAGCGCCCATGGGCGCCAAAGTGCCAAACTGAAATTTTCGTATGTGGCGCCTGCGCCAAACTAAGTGCGAAACTGAAGTCTTAAAGTATACTTTCTTGGCAAGATGTTATCCACAGGTTATCCACAAGTCTATCCACAGGCAAACTCCAGACTCAGCCCCTGACCCACCCTGGTATTATATCACATTTTTTGAGCGGGGTCAAGATATTTCTTATACCGATTTGGAATAAAAAATATTATACTTAGCGTAATTTATTATTTGACAATTTCTAATTCGCTGTCTATAATTATACCATAAATCAGGAGAAAAACATGGAAAAAGCTAAAATTAAAAAACCTACTAAAAAAGAGCTTTACGCTCAAATCATCGCCAAAGGCGTAGACAAAGGCATCGCTGACAGCCTAATGAGAAGCAACATCGCTACTATGGAGTTTGTTCGCGACCTAATCTAACCAAAGACCCCGCTTCGAGCGGGGTTTTTATTGCCTCTCAGCAATAGTGAGTACTTACTATCCGCCGAAGGCGCGCCCATTATACAGTGCCAAACTGAAATTGTCAATACTTTTTTGATGCCACGCTTAAAAAAGAGAAACCATTAGTCTTCCCAGAGAAGACCCTGACAAATTAAATGGCGTCCTGAGACCCCCATAAAACAAACTTTAGACATTTTGAGAAGATAAAAGAAGTAAGTGCGGAATAAAAATGAAACATTTTTAGCGCGCTTGCGCGCCTATAAGTGCTAAAACTAAGTACAAAAGTGGGGTATGCTCGCCGCTTTGCTCAAGTGCGAGTCTGAGAAGTCTCCTCTACCCTCCCTCTCCTCCCGTATAGTATACCATAGCGGCTGCAGCCATGTCAAGAACAATCTTATGCGG